TCATCCTCTGTAATAAGTTCAGTTAAGCCCTTAACCTCCTTAAAAATATTTAAGTTAGTTAGGTTAGTATTTATATAACTGATGACAGCTTCAATCATAATTACAAAGTTAATTATTTATTTATATTTTCCAAGAGTATCTCACGAAATCTTTTTACGATAAATCCTCTCTCTCCTTTCGTTAACTTAAACATATTAGGGTAGCGTTCCAGTATGCCATCAATCTTACCTGCAGGATTATTTGAAGATGCTATAAGCTGAACAAAGATACTTACACCTGTCTGTGTATTCCTTGCCAATGGATTCTTACCTGCGTTCTGAAACATCCGGCGGAAGTTACCAAACAACCAAAGATTAACCTTGCCTCCTGATCCTTTACCTACTGCTTGCTTAAACTGTCCATAGCCACCTGCAAAGTATGTAGATTTTCTTTTATTACCATTTGCAAATGTAGGGCTGTTACTGTTCTTACCTCTCGGCGGATTCTTACGTGGTGTGTACTTTGGTAAGTTACTTGCATATATTGGCTTTCGGCTGTAGTTGTATGCTGTGCCTTCGCCTGGAGTTCCTTTGTCAAATACTCTTTTACTCTGCCTACTTATAATCTCATTAGTAAGCTCATAGTAGTTCTTAACATCTATTGACTTACGAAGTTTCTCTAATGTGGCAGCTGCCCACTCATCTGCATTTTTATAAGTAGCCATAAGCTACGAATATACAAAAATTTATCTAATAATAAAATCTCTGTTCCACATATTCAAGTCATATATCATCGCATCTAACAAGTCGGACTGCTGCGTTACATCTGAACGGTTATCTTTCATCCTATGCCCGTCTGCCTTAGCTTTAACAAACTCACAATCTCTTATTAACTCTTTATTCTTTGGATGTATTAATATCTCATCATAGTTGCTGAACATAGCGTTACACAATACCCTCGCCTCCTGATGAGTTGGATTAGTTGAGTTCAAATGAAGTTGATTTAAACTTATTCCAAATGTCCTAACAACTTTATCCCATATCGTAGTTCCTACTTTACCCAATACATTCTGCGATCTGCCTGATGTATCTCCAGTTACTTGGTACAAGTTATACCTTGCCTGCGCCGGTGTTCTATCTTTTATTATTTTAACAATTGCATCGATGTACTCCATGCCTTGTATATGCTCAGGAGTTACAACCACAGTATCAAAGTAATGAATATAACGCTTACCATTCTTTACTCCCCTATGCGCTAACGTACAAACAAACGGATTAACGTTGAAGTCAAATGAAACATATACCATATTGCTCGGCTCATACACAGCTAAGTCGCTAACGTGTCTCTGCCTATCGAAAGCATACAACCAATTCATACCTGCAAGCGTTACCCGTTCACAAAGTACCTCCCTTCTAAATGTGTATTTATCATAAACTTTCTCTAAGGTATCAATGTAGTTACTCGGTAGGTTTCTCTTATTATCGTATGTAGTTCCAATAACTAATGGTATCTTATTCTCTCCGTATATCAGTTCATCAATATCAGGATTACTATGTGGAGGTGTTAATGTGTAGAATGTTCTTGGATGCTTTGAACCTGACATCCTACCTAATACAATGTTAAGCTGATCTAATGATGCTTCTTGTATTTCATCCAACCAAGCCCAACCAAACTCAACGCCTCGTATCTGTGTTTCTAAACTGAATGTGTATATCTGTGCGCCATTGTAAAATGACCACACACCAGTATGGTCTGTAAACTTTGACCTATAATTAAAATGCTTTTCAGGATTCTTGTTAACATAGTAATGCTCATTCTCATACAGTCCATACAAGGCAAGTACCTGTTTGAACTCTTTTAATGTCGCTTTCGTTAACTGCTTATTAGTATTCGATGCAATGCCTCCTAATTCCTTAGGTCTCTTCACTATCATATTAATAGCGAAATGGCTGCCTGTAATTGTCTTACCTGATCGTATCCCTCCTAAGTATGCAGCTACTGGCTCAACCTCACTCAGTTGTAGTGCTTTCCACTGTTTCGGATGGAGTACTATCATCTTTCATCTTTATACTTTGCAATGAGTCCTTAGCCATCTTTAATCCTGTGTACATACCTACAGCAGCAGCGTGTCCTATTATCTGTAAGTAGTCATCGTGCTTCAGATTCTTTACTTTCTTTTTTGCTCTATTGCAGTAATCAGTTACTAAGTTATTCGCTGTCAGCTTCACTCGGTGTTGCTCCTGCTCCTGTGCCTGTTCCATTTGATTCGTATTTAATTGTTATTTGTGGTACTGTGTAATTAGATTTCTCTTCCTTATTCTCTTCAATCAATCCACATAATTTAGCAGCTATCTGTTGAGATTTGAAAGTACCAGTAAGCGTTCCACTTAGCTGATTAGCATTGCGTTCGTTCACTATATGCGTAACGATATCAACATAGGAAGCATAAGCAGTATTCTTTCTGTCAAAGTATTGCTTAACGTGAAAGCCATAATTCTCATAAACAAAAGCATAGAACTCCTCTTGTAAATAAGGTCTGCGCTTAGGTTTCATTACTATTTCTCCTTTAACTGTTACAGTAGCTTCGTAATCAGGATTATTATCTACGTGAGACTTATAAGCCTTCCACATATCTAATAAATCATCAGGAGTCTTAACGTACTTTTGTTTTATTGGAGGTTTCGGTTTATACATTTATTTTTTCTTTTTAGATGCGTATGTAGGCAGGCTCTTTTGTTTGGTTTCTTTGCTCCACTTTGAGCAGTTCCAACTTCCTGCCTGTCCAACTGATTGTAAATAATAACAAAGTCCCTGCTGTTTTTTAGATTTGAATGGCATATTAGATTAGTTTTAGTTCTCTTAATTTATTCTGCGCCCATCGTTTTCCTGATGCACCACCCCATAACAAGTATGAAATAGTACCACAAGCCTCTTCATCATTTTCATTGTAATAAGCCTCAGCCCTACTTAAATACGAGTACATTCTCTGTATTGTTTCAACTGAGATAGGCTCTTTATTTGCCAGTTGCTGCGCCCTTACCTTACCTACCTGAGTAGCACAACGATTACCTAAACTCTCATTTAGTTCAATAGCACGTTTAGCGTTATTAACTACTGAATCCGGATAATCGTTATATGATGCCATATACTTGTTATAAGAATTAAATGCCCAATCCCATGCATCTATCTCCCACTCAGAAGGGTAAATCATTTGATGATATTACTTTAGCCTGTTGAACTTCCTCTTCTTTCTTTTCAGCTTTCTGAATAGTTCCACTTGTCCAAACTACCTTCCCATTACCAACGTAATACTTAGCTTTCTTTGCTTCACGTTCTTCTTTTTTCTGAGATACGTGGGCACTTACGTTTTGCCCGTATTGGTTTGTCTCATCATTGATGTTTACAGTAATTGCAACACCTTTCTCCTGTTTTGCTTTAACTACTTGAAGTAAGGTTTCTAAAACCTCAGCTTTCAAATAAATGTCTAAAATGCTTGCCATCTTTTATAATTTTAATGCAAGGTATAAACTTTTTTATTATCTACCAAATTTTTTAAGATCATCACTAAGCATCCAGTTTGTTTTGCCTGTCTGAATATTTTTAACAAGATCGTAATATCCATCCTTTCTTTTTTCAGTAGCGATGATGATAAACTCAACGCCTTGAGCTGTAAATTTAAACGCCATAATTTATAAAGTTATCGTACCATTCAACAAAAGAATCAAAATCTCTAACAATAATGTAAACACCTCCGGCGGATTGTATATGCTGTTCATATTGCTTCTGAACATCTGATTGTCTATCCTTTGCGTATTTAATCTCAATTTTAACAGAAACTCCAAAAGGTAGATTTGTAGGTTTAATGGTCGCTGATATATCTGCGCTGCCTTTCGTTCCTGTTCCAGGTATGAAGTATCCACCTTTTACGCTGCCTTTGTCAACTATCCATCTTCCAGTTGTGCTGATACGTTCAGCCTGATGTCCTGAATAATTTAAAAATTCAATAACGCATTTAGTAAGTCCGTTTGTTGAATTATCGTTAAATGATTTTTTCGGCAGAGCATACTCCGGAAAGTTCGGATGTTTTGCCTTATTATAATCAGCGTGTAACTTCTGTAATCTTAATTTATTGTTTTTTGTCATTTCTATGCGTTTTAAACCACTTTTATACTGTCATTGGTATCTATATACCACAAAGGTAAAAATAATTCGTTAGAAGGCTTCTAAATGCGTTTGTAAAAATACCCCTCAGTTTTGTAAAAAGTGTAAAAACCTATTTTGAACTTTTTACACACTTTTTTACACCCCTAACTATCTAATATATATATATTTATCTTTATTTTGTAAAAATGTAAATATATATATTAAAAAGTTCTGGTATTCATTTTGTAAAAAGTTAATATAGCAAACTTGAAAAACCTTTTTACATTTTACATTTTGTGTTAACTCTCTCATAATCAAATCTATTTTTGTAAATGTGTAAATTAGAACGGTAAGCCATTTACAGTTTCAGGCGCAAAATTGACCTCAATCTCCATTTCATCTTTAACAAAATTTTCACGTTTAAAAATATATGGTGTACCAATTTTTGAACTTTCACCCTCCAAAGGATAGTATCTTTGATTTTTTCCGATAGGTACTTTCATATCATTTTTTAACACTTTATGTATGTATGGATTATTATAATTATTGTTTTTCTCAAACCATATTTTTTTAATATCCATAGCTGTCATTTTAAATTCCTTCATATTACGATCCTGCATAAAAGCATCCTCAATAAGCATCTCAAGTTCTTTTCTAAGTGTATTTTTCGACTCATCCATAACAACTTCAAGGTATTGAGTTCTAATCTCTTCCTCAGTAAAAATCATCCTGGACTTAGTCATATCGATGGCAGGTAGTTGCTGTAGGTAGCGAAGGAAGTAAGGTATTTCTGCTGTCATTTTTTGCTCAATATCAGTTATTCTATGTTTAATACTACCAACCCTACGCACCCAAAAACGTATCTCTTCCTCATCAATTCTCATAAAATCGTGTTCACGATTAGTTCCTATAATTATTTTACCGAAAAATGGTACTTTATACTGAGATACAAATTTCTGATTCACAGCCATACTTTTCTGAGTTGCTATTGCTTTGATTTTCTCAACTGAGGATTGTTTTTCTAATACAGTTTCATCAATGGCAATTATGTTTTTAGTAGCATAAAGATGATTAAAAGTACCAGTTAACTCATCCGGAGCTATGTTAACGTAATTATCTCCAAAAAGTATTTCTAAAAAGTTTAGGAATGTAGTTTTACCAGTTTGCCTTTCTGTTGATGCAAGAACTAAAACAGGAAGTATCTGCTGAGGCATTTCATAAAGCACCTTCATATATTTATATCCGAGTTCAACCTGTGATCCGAAAATATGATTAAGTAATAAATCGATGTGTTTAAATTCTCCATCATTATCAGCAGGCGAATGAGGGAACTTAGCATATAAGTTATACATAGAGTTTTGGAACTCAGTATAGTTTACATTATCAGGAATAATAGTAAAGTCATCGAAACGAGGTATTTCACGAAGCATTGCTTTACCATAATCATCCTTAATCTCTTCTTTTTTCCAGTTTTTAATTGCTTTAACACTAACTCCGTATCGATTTGTTTTGTAATTAGTTTTAAAATAATCGCATCCAACCCTAATGAATGGTATTTGTTTTTTTAAGATACGAAACTCCACATAATTCATAGCATCCCTAAAATTATCATCAAACTTGCAAAGAGTTAAAATCTCAAATTTAGAAAATAGATACTCATCATTATTTATCTGTACCATTCCGGATGGAAGTAATCGATAGGTATTACCTTCATCTACACAATGAGCTTCAGTAGATGATCTAAGTTCAAATCCATCGACATCGTGGAATATTTGTACAAAGTCTCCATATCTATTAAAAAAATCAACAGGATTCATATATGGCTTTAATTTAGCCACATCATTAGGTTTAAAAAATTTATTCATAATGTTAGTGGTTTTTGTTGTCCTTTATTAATCATATCTTTAGCAGTTTTTATATAACCGTTTACCTTAGATTTTTGATTCAGGTAATTATTGTTAACTATTTCTTTAATTATAATATCTTCAGCTTCCTGTTCAGATAGGTAATTATTAGCAACGTATCCTCCAAGAGCATAACTAATAGCTCTGAGAGGTGGATGTCCATAATCTACTATTTTTGACATTGCGCTGTTTACTAATTTTGCCACTTTCTCCACCTGTTTATTTTGATATACTCTAATAGTTGTAACTTTTGGAGGCTGAGGAGGTGCAATATACTGTTTATTCCATTCAATGGCATCCGGTCTGTATAATAAATTTTCATCATCAGATATAAAAAGAGGTAGTACACAGTTCTGAGGTGCTTTGTCAAAGCCTTTATATTTAGATGCTTCCTGTTCAAATCCTTTATAATATAGTTTATATTCATCCGGTGATGTAACGACAGGGATACGAAGCAAAGCACGAACTCCTAACCTGGAAGATGATAACCAACAGGCAATTATTTCAGGATATTGATTAAAAAGAAAATCCCTAAAATCAACAGCATATTGTTCAGATTCTAATTTATCAAAGTCAAGAGGTGCTAATCCTGTAAATGAAACGATACTTTCATAGTTTCTATATGTACAGTTTACCGCCGGAGTAAAAAAGTAAAGTTTCTGTTTAAGATAAGCCTTAGTATCTTCATCTTTATTACCTGCTGCCAATCTGATCTGTTCTAAAATTTCTTTAATGTGCGGCTTCGGATGTTTAATAGCTTCGATCATCCTAAGCATTGAGAGGTTGCCCAAAGGTACTACTTCCTTAATGCTACTGCCATAATATTGAAACGTTGGATTCATAATTAAATAAAAAACCCCCATTCAGTACGCAGCCACTACTCTGCGAGCCAAATGAGGGCAATATAATTTCGGTTATTATCCTGTAGTGGAGGATATAAATGTAAAGAACGAGGTGCAAATATATGAATTAGATTTTAAAAACAAACACATAAATGTTAAAATTATCCATTAACAAAAATTTAACAAATATATTTTTTGTTTATATAAATAAATAATTGAATATTTGCAAAAATAATATATGAAAAAAATAATAGAAGAGAATTACAAAGTAACTGTAAAACGTGGATTGATTACAGAAAAAACTCAGATAGTAGATTTTTTAAATAAAATTGATGAAGAGGTAAAAGAGTTTAGAGATAGTTTAGAATTTCATGAGTTAGCAGATATTATATTGGTTTGCTTAAATATTGCAAAACATTATAATGTAGATATAGAAAAACAATTAATTAATAACATAAATAAAAACAAAAAAAGGTAATTATGGAAAATCAAATCTTAGAAATTAAAACAAAAATTAATGATTTATTACAAGGTAAAGACTTTGTTAATAAAGTAAATTTAATTAATCAATTAAGAGAACATATACATGAATTAAGTCCATTTAAAAATGAGCCAGTAGATTTTGTTAAATGGGTATTGTCTGATAATGTTACAGCAAATGATTATAATCCTAATAAAGTTGCTCCTCCTGAAATGGAATTATTAGAAATATCTATTATGAATGATGGATATACACAACCAATAGTTACATGGGATAATCCTGATAAAGATAAAATTGAAGTTATAGATGGATTCCATAGAAATAGAGTTGGTAAAGAATCAAAAATTATACAACAAAGAATAAATGGATTTTTACCAGTTGTAAATATTAGAAAAGAGCAATCTGATAAAAATGATCGTATGGCTTCTACTATTAGGCATAATAGAGCAAGAGGTAAACATCAGATTAGTGCAATGAGTGAGATAGTTATTGAGTTAAAAAATAGAAATTGGAGTAATCAAAGAATAGCTAAACAGTTAGGAATGGATGAAGAGGAAGTATTAAGATTATGTCAAATTTCAGGACTTGAGCATTTATTTAATGATAATGATTTTAGTAAAGCATGGGAATCATCTGATGTAATTGAAAATACATATGAAATATTAACAGAAGATATAGAATCAAGTGAATATGATATGTATAGAATACCAAATGAATCTGATGAAGATAGGATATTTCATACTTATGATAAGTGGGAATGTCATAAAGCAGGTTTTTATGCTTCAAAAAAAGAAGGAATGACAGCAGAGCAATGTGAAATAGCTTATGCGAAATTTTTATCTAATGATAATTTATTTAGAGAAACTCTTGAAAAAATAATAACTGAATGGAAATATTCATGTGAACATTATTTAACTAATAAATCAATGAATAGAATTGCATGGTTAGGTCAAGCATCTATGTGTTACGCTACTGGAGTACCTTCTAAATTTTGTTCAGGATTTAATTTATTAACTGATGAGCAAAAAAGTAAAGCAAATGAAACAGCTTTAGAATATTTAAATAAATGGTTAGTTAATAATAATAGATCTATTTTAACTATGAAAGAAGCTTTATCAATTGGAAGACAAGTAGAATTATATTAAAAATTTAAAATTATGGCAACGAAAAAATATCTTGAAATATCAGTTTTAGAAGCTACAAAAAAAAGAATACAATTAGTATTTGATAATTTTGAAAAATACTATATAAGTTATAGTGGTGGTAAAGATTCTACAGTTATGCTTCATTTAGTAATGGAAGAGGCAAAGAAAAGAAATAAAAAAGTAGGAATATTAATTATTGATTTAGAAGCTCAATATAAACTTACAATTGATCATATTAGAGAAGTAATTGAGATGTATAAAGATAATATTGATTTACATTGGTTTTGTGGAGAATTACTTTTAAGAAATGCTGTTAGTGATTTTCAACCTAAATGGGTATGTTGGGATGAAGATAATAAAAATATTTGGGTAAGAAAAAAACCAATAGAATCATCTGATTTATCACAATATGATTTCTATATTCCTAAAATGGAATTTGAAGAGTTTATGGTATTGTTTGGTAAATGGTATTCAAATGATAAATTAACAGCCGGTTTTATTGGTATTAGAGCTGATGAAAGTTTGCATAGATATAGAGCTATAGTATCAGAAAAAAAGAATTTAACTTATAATGGTTATAAATGGACAACTAAAATTTATAATAATGTTTATAATGTTTATCCAATTTATGACTGGAGAACTGAAGATATTTGGGTATTTCACTCTAAAAATAAACATTTGCCACATAATAAAGTATATGATTTAATGACAATGGCAGGAGTTAAATTAAGTAATCAGAGATTATGTCAACCATTTGGAGATGATCAAAAAAGAGGTTTATGGTTATATCATATACTTGAATCAGATACATGGTATAAATTATTAAATAGAGTTAGTGGAGTTAATAGTGGAGCTTTATATATTCAAGAGAAAGGTAATATAACTGGATATGATAATATAACAAAGCCGGATAATCATACATGGCAATCATATACGAATTATTTATTAAAATCATTACCTGAAAAAATGCAAATACACTATAAAGAAAGATTTAAAAAATTTATAGTTGGATGGAAAAAAAGAGGTTATGATAAAATACCTGATGAAGCACCACATGATTTAGAAGTTAAATGTTGGGCGCCATCCTGGAAAAGAATGGCAAGGTGTATTTTAAGAAATGATTATTACTGTAAGGGGTTAGGACAAACACAACCAAAATCTGATGCTTATATTAAGTATAAAGAAATAAAGCATAAAAGAGCTATAGAATCTACACTTTAATATTTTAACAAAAATTTAACAAATAAAAATTTGGTTGTTAATTTTATTTGCCTTTACTTTGTCTTCATAAATTAAAACAATTATGACAACACAACTTGAAAAATTAAAACAATGGTCTGAAGAGACTGAAATTAAACTTGATAGATTTTATGCTATTGAGATTTTATCAGATCAATTTAAACTTTACGGATATTTCAATAATGATATAACAGAAAAGTTATATAATTTAAAGTTTGATTGTACTCTTATGACTACAGGATCAATAAGATTATCTAATAATAACACAATAATTTATCTATCTTAATATGAAAACCTATTTTACATTTATGTACAATGACCGCAAATGTGAGGTTGAGATGTACGATACAGATAATAAACAATGCGTAGCTACTTTTCAGGTAGATTGTGAAACTTTATTACAGCACGAGTTTAAACTTACAGATTTAGATTTGTCTTGTAAAGGCTCATATTTTACTTGGGATTATTCTACTGAATCACCAAAAGAGGAGCAGTTTATTTTTAATCCTTATTTAGATGGCTTTGAATACTGCGAATCAGAAGTTATTGATTATTTATGTAATGCTAACTTTGAACTTATAACATTATGAGTAACCTATCAATTCCAAAAATAGCAGACCTGTACACAGATATACAGGCTGCTGCTCAACAGGATCAGCTTCAGTATTTACTTAATCAAGATCCTAAACCTGACTGGGTTAAAACTCATCCATTTTTAAAAACATATAAATACCTTCCAATTGATAAGATTGAATATTTATTAAAACGGATATTTAAGGCTTATAAAATTGAAGTAACTGGGCAGGGGCAGTCATTTAATGGAGTATGGGTAACAGTTCGTGTTCACTATCAGAATCCAATTACAGGAGAATGGCTATACCATGATGGCATCGGAGCAAGCCAATTACAGACTAAGCAAGGTGCAAGCCCTGCAGATTTGGCTAACATTAATAACGGAGCTATAACAATGGCTTTTCCAATAGCGAAGACATTAGCTATAAAAGATGCCTGCGATCACTTCGGCAGGTTATTCGGTAGTGATTTAAACCGTAAAGACTTAGCACCTCACAGCATGGATGTAACTTTACAGGAGAAAGCTGATGAGGAACGTAAAAGATACCAGTTACTAATTGAAAATGCAACACCTGAACAACGTGAAAAAATCGATCGTAAGTTTCAACAAGGCAGTTGATAAGCTGTTTGGACAAGATTTGTCCAAAGAAGAGACCTATAAACAATTAAAAACATACATTAAATACCTTTATAGAAATGAAATACAGAGCATCGGCAATAGGCAAATTAATGACAGAGCCGCAAAAAAAAACAGAAACATTATCTCAAACCACTAAAAGTTATTTATTAGAACTATGGATTGAGAATACTTACGGAAGACGCAAGGTAATCGATTCAAAGTATATGATAAAAGGAACAACAGTTGAAGAGGAGAGCATCACGTTATACTCATTACATCAATGCGACTTTTTTAAAAAGAATAATGAACGTAGAGTAAACGAATTTATAACAGGAGAGCCGGATATTATAACAGATACACACATTATTGATATTAAGAGCAGTTGGAGTATCTTTACGTTTATGGATAGTAAATTTAGTAAGTCAATTAATAAGGATTATTACTGGCAGCTTCAGGCTTATATGAGTTTATTTGATAAACCTGCGGCAAAGTTAGTTTATGTATTAACTAATACTCCTGATGAATTAGTGGAACGTGAAACGAGATTCCGTACCTGTGATGAAAAGGAATTTAAGTTTGATGATATACCATTACAGCAGCGGATCTTTGAGATTGAAGTACAAAGGAATGATGATGATATTGATAGAATGTATAACCGAATAAATGAATGCAATGAATACTATAAAGGAATTAAGGCATAAGGTTACTAAAATCGCCAATGATAATCATCTATGTAATATATGGATTGAGATATCTACAAACCTTGTTAATGATCGTGAACATTATGCTATATATCATAGGCAGGATTGGGATAAACATAATATAATTGAGGCTGATAATACAAATGATTTACTAATAAATTTTAAAGAATATGCGACTAAAAACAGAAATTAAGGAAAAAATAACTCCGAGAATAAAAGCTGAGATTATGGAATCTACCGGAGTACACTATGAAACAGTAACCAATTGGATAAAAGGTGATCATCCTAACCTTACAAGGTATGGAGTACTTTTAGTGATAGCTAATGAATTGGATGTGATGATACCGGAGTTATTAGATTTTGATTCAAATGTATGCCTATGTGAAGGAGGTAGCTGTGTATCTTTTAAGGATGGTAAAATGAGTAAACCTTGTAAGTTATGACACCAAAAGAAAAAGCAGTTGAATTAGTTCAAAAGTTTAGAATACATCAACCTGTGTGGGAAGTAGAAGAAGATTCTATACAATGTGCATTAATAGCAGTTGATGAGATATTGTGGGAAATAATAAAATATGCAGATAATTCAAGAGAATATGTTGTTGAAAATTCTAATTATTGGGAAGAAGTTAAACAAGAAATACAAAAGTTATGAAAGAATTTTGGAATGAGATTATTCAAATGAGTATAGAGCTTAAAATCTTTGTTGGTCTTGGGTTGCTATTACTTATAAGTTCATTAACTATGGTTATAATAACATTTATGTTAATGTAAAATAAAATAGTCAGGTGGAGAAATAGCTAAGCTCTAAACCAAATATGGTGATATATACAGGGGCAGAACCTGTCCTGACTACTAAAAATTAAAGTTATGAATAAAAAACAAACAGCAGTAGAATGGTTTAATCAACAATTAGTTGACAGACAAAATGGGAATGGAGATTCAAGAAGTATAGATGAAATCTTTGAAAAAGCCAAAGAAATGTTTGAGGAGCAAATAAAAAATGCTTGCCAACATGGTGTAGACTATGATAAATCACCTTATAATAATGCACAAGAATATTATAATGAAACATATGGAAAAAAAGGATAAAGATTACCTATTATTTTGGATTGCGTTAATGATAATTACATTGTTATTACTAATAGGAAAGGCTTCTGCTCAGTTACCTACTAAAACTGAGTTATATGCTGAATTAAAAAAGCAGAATTTAATTAATCCAAAGGCTGCATTTCAGATATGTATGGTTGAAACAGGGCATCTAAAAAGTAGGATAGCAAAGCAGGATTATAATCTGTTCGGCTTGCATAATGGCTGCTCTTATATGCAGTTTGAATCATGGCAGGATTGCGTTAAATACTTTGCTAAATTAGAATGTAAATGGTACGATAAATTTATAAAAGTAAATACGGGTAGTTATTACGACTTCGTAGCGTGGTGGGGTTATAAAACTGGTAAAAGCTGTAGTAAAAAAGATATTATTTATTCAGAGTATTTAAAGAAAATTAAAACGCCTTTATAAAATTTTATGATAACTGTAGGTAGCGACTTCTCAGGTGTTGGGGCTTTTAACCAAGCACTTAAAAGATTAAATATTGAATATAAAGAAATTTTTGCCTGTGATATGGATAAATATGCAAGGCAAACATTTTTACATAACTATGGAGAGCCTTTATATTACCCAAATAATGTATATAATAGAGAAATACCTAACCAAAGTTTAGATATATATATGACTTCGCCACCTTGCCAAGCTTTTAGTTTAGCTGGAAAAAGATTAGGTAAAGAAGACAAACGCGGTATTTTATTTTTTAATAGCCACGAATTTATAAAAGTTAATAAACCTCGTTTTTTTATATTTGAGAATGTTAAGGGTTTGCTGTCAGACGATAACGGTAAAACTTTTAAAGAGTGGCTTAATATGTTAGGCGGCAAATCTATTAACGGTAACGCTGTTTTATTCCGTTATGAAGAAGCCGTAGATTATCATATATATTGGAAAGTATTAAACGCTAAAGATTATGGTATACCACAAAATAGAGAACGTGTTTTTATTGTAGGTATTCGCGACGACAAAGACAATTTTTTTAATTTTCCAGCTGAAGAGTTTTTAACTAAAAGATTAAAAGATATTTTAGAAGAAAATGTAGAAGAAAAGTATTTTTTGAGTGAAAAAGCTGTAAAACATTTAGAAATATATAAAGAACGACACGATAAAAAAGGTACTGGTTTTGGAGTTGAATTAAAAGATGAAAATTCAGTTGCTTCAACTTTAAGGGCAAATGGAGCTTTGTGTCCTACTGATAATCATTTAAAAATAAATTCAGATATTCATAATTGCATTAAAGAAGCTATTGGCAGACAAGGTTCGTCAAGTGAATATATTGATAGTTTAAAAAAAGTAAATGAAGCATTAAAAGAAAAACGTCAACAAGGGGTAATATCTTACACAAGAGATTCAAAAGGAAAAGTTATAAGCCGACATATAAATCAACAAGCAAACACTATACATAGCGCAACAGGCGGAGGAGGAAACACAGACCAATTTTATACTGATGGATACAAAATCCGCAGATTAACACCAAGAGAATGTTTTAGATTAATGGACTTTCCTGATAATTTTAGTTGGAATGTAAGTGATTCTCAAGCATACAAACAGGCTGGGAATTCTATATGTGTTGGAGTTTTAGCTAAAATAATTAATAACCTTAAACTTTTTTAGGTCGTCCCCTTTTTTTAGGCTGTAAGCTTGTAGCGTATTCGTTAATTATTTGTAACATTATTTCACTACTAAATAAGCTTATAGCGTTATTAAATTTTTTGTCTAAAATATCTATAGGCTCGGGTGTAAAAAAGTCTTCTCCTGTACGCAATAAAATATAACTACCTTCGTCGGGGTTTCTCGGGTTTGCAATACTTATTTTTACAACGTGAAACGGGTTTAATCTTATATAAAACTCGTCGCCTGTATTGTCCATTACTTTTACCCCTACCAGCATTTTAATAAATTTTACCGTTAATTATTTTTTTATTGTGAAACTCATATTCTCCGCTCGCTTCTATTTCTATTGTGCCAAAACCGTTATTCCAATTATTGTAAGGCAAATATTCGGGCGAAAGGTGGCAAATGCAAGCCATAGAATGCGTAACCGTTACGTGATTTTTTACGTTACGTTCTACGTGTGTCGTAGTTCGGTGGAAGTGTCCAACGGCTATAGACGTATTCGCTTTTAAAAACATAGTACGCGCTGGGTTTACACCGCCTGAAGTCGCGGGTAATTCGTGCCCGTGCGCTATAATCATATTGCCCGCTT